TACATTCATATCAGTTACGACATCTGCTGTTCCTAAAATTCCTAAATCTGTAATTACTGCTGAAGTTCCTAATAAACCTATTGCTGTAACATTTGCTGATGTGCCTAGAAGACCCATAGCTGTAACATTAGCTGAAGTAGCTAATAAATCTAAATCAGTAACAACTGCCGAAGTTCCTAATAATCCTAAATCAGTAACGACTGCTGAAGTTCCCAATAATCCCATATTTGATACAGTTGTAGAATTACCAAGTAATCCCATAGCTGTAACATTAGCTCCTGTAGCTAACGTATTCATGTCACTAACAATATCTGAAGCCGCTAAAGTATTTAGGTCAGCAACAATATCACTGGTAGCTAATGTGTTTATATCAGAAATAATATCTGCTGTAGCAAGCGTATTCATATCTGCTATTGCATCTGAAGTTCCTAATAAGGCTATCTTAGATGCTTGTGCCGCTAAAGTTGTTATGTTTGATTTATCTGAAGTTGAAAGCCATGTGTTTTCTAAATAATGTTTTGTAGCCGCATCTTGATTTCCTGTTGGATTAGCTACATTTGTAATTCTTAAATTTGAACCGCTAGCACCAGCATCATACTGATTAGTGCTATCTGAAATTTCTAAGTGTGACTGAGATTCGTCTGAAGTTTCTTGAGACGCATAAAAATTCTGGTCAGCACTTTTATCTAAATCTGTTGCACTTAATACTGAGCCATCCTGAAAATCTACAATCCTTGCATCTATAGGTGTAACTCTTTTAATTAATACTACAGCTCCATTTACCGGTGTACTTGCTAAAGTTAATGAAGAAGCAGTAGGAAATGTAATGCTAGTATCTTCCGTTCCATTTACATAAGCCTTTACGTGGCTAGATGAAATGTAACTGAATGAAAAACTGAAGGTGTCTGTACTGCCATTAGCAGTATAAGACACACGAGCTACGTATGACATAATATTTAAAGTGGGTTCTTCTTGGTTAAGTTATCTAAAGTGTCTAGTTTTTAATTATTGTGACTTCTCAATGAAGTCGTAAATGCCTTTTTTCATATTTTTATTGAGTGAGTTACTTATAGTGCCTGAAATTGTGTGTATATCCTTAGTAATATAAGCAGAAGATAAAGTAATTTTATTATTTTGTATAGATTTATACTTACTGCTAAATTTAATTTGTTTGAAATATAAGTCTCTATAGAATTTAACTTTGGCATAAACCATAGCTTGTTTACCACCAAATTTATTATTCTTATCTAAGACAACTCTATCCGGTGCATCATCAAATCTTTTAGATGTAACCAATGTTTCTAATGTTTTCCTTAAATTAGAATTAGATATTAATTCATTATATTCCTCAAAGGCTGTTTTACCAGTTTCAGGATTAACAAATTGTCTTAAGTCAATTCCTCCTTTAACAAAATTTATTGGTGGTATAGCAATATTATGTTCTATTGTTTTCTGTAAAACTATATCGTGCTCTCTAGTTTTAAATGTAAATGGATTTACTAAACCATTAAACATTCTTAAAGCCGCATTACCTGTATTTTTAATAGGTTCACCTAAATAATTATAAGTTACTGGTAAACTTGTATCTCCAATTCTTTTTCTAAAAGCTTCAAGCATAGTTTGAGTTTCTCTTAAATATGGGTCGTTCATAACTTTTGAAAGTAAATTTGGCATATATGAACTTGCTTTATTATTAATCCACCACATTCCTCTTTTATCTACATCATTACCATCTAATGCTGATAAGAAGTCAATCAAACCTCTTAGATAAGTTTTAGATGCAATATTTTTAAATGTAGATTTATAAAGTGCCATTGAGAAATTTGTTACTTTATCCCCAGTAGTTAAAGAGTCTTCTCCGTTACCACCTTCCATTTGATTAACCATAAATGAAATTAAATTCTTTTCGACTTTCTCTCTATCGCTATCGTTTAAGTCTTGATAAATTTCTACAAAATCAGCAACAGTTCCAACTAACATTCCTATTGGGTCTAATCTTCCATATTCTATTTGAGTATCACCAATTTTTAATGAGTAGTGTTGATAACCTGCATTTTTCTGATTTCTTCTAATTGATTTATCTGGATGTCCACCACCAGTTATTACTCCAGCGTTTGCCAACATAGCGGCCATGCCAAGAATAGTTGTACCTACTGCTACTCTTCCTCTTGTTTGTGCTATTGCTACAAAGTCTCTACTTGTACCAGTTATATTTTTCCAGTTTTTACCAACTATTCCCACTGGTGTCATTTGTATAGCTTGAGTTGCTAAGTTAGCTGGTGTTTTAACAAAAGGTAAAATTTGTTTTAATATTGGTACTTCATTTGTTGCTTCTGAAATATATTTTAAGACACCATCAAGTTCGCTAGTGAAAGTTACTTCTTTAGCGTACCTGCTTGCTTCCTTATCCATAGCTACTAAACCAGTTTCATCAAAACCTTGTTTAAATCTATTTACAACAAAAACCTCAAATTCAGTGACAGTTTTACCATTAGGTAATGTTGCGGCAACTTTAGTTGTACTAACTTTAGCGGCTCTAGCTTCTCTTACTGCGATTTGCATTAACTTACTTCTATAATTTATTTGTTTGAAAAATTCATCAGCCGCAGTTAAAGCTCTTAATGGGTATCTAATAGCTCTAGCAAGTTTACTATTACCTAAAGCTTTTACATTTGTGTCAAATTTTGTACTACCAGCAAATAAAATACTATCTTCATCATTGAAAGCTTTCCTCATAAATTGAAGTGCATCACTATAATAATTTTTAAGACCGGCTATAGTTGCAATAGCTTCGTCTCCTTGTTCTTTTACTTGTTTTTTTAAAGCATCATCTAAACCCCAAGCCATCTTTGAACCAACCCAACTATTGAAAGGTTTTATGTAAGTGTTCATCATAGTAGATGTTATGTTAATTACTTGAGTCTTAGGTACTGATAAAGCGGCACTCATCCACACTTCATTAGCTTTATTCCAAAAGTTATTTCTAAATAAGAAGTCTGTAATTCTAATTAACATATTCTTATCTTTGATTAAGGCTATACCTTCAACAAATTCGCTAAAGTTACCTTCAAAATCATCAAATCTTTTTACAAAATTCTTAATACTTTCTGAACTTAAGTCTACGTTTTGGTCTTTAAGAACTCTTCTTAAATTTAATCCTCTACCTAAGTTAGAAGCAACTTTGTCATCAAACCTCATTAGTTTCATTAACATGGCTGTTGTAATTTTTAATTCCCTTTCGGAATATACTCCGTCAGCTTTACGAATTGAATTTGCCATTTTGTAAACAGCATCAGCTAAGTTTTGTTGGATTGCCTGAGCACCAAACATATACTTAAGGCCTGCTTCCATCTTATCACCAAGTTGGCCTAACATTTTTGAAGTTTGAACTATATCAAAACCTGCTTTTGTTGCATATTTTTCAATTAGAGGAACACTAATACTTTCAAATTTTCTGTCCATTCGAGCAATCTTTTGCATAGCATTAATAGCTATAATTCCAAAATTACTATCGGCATAAGCTCTAGGAGATAAACCAAAATCTAAAAAGTCATCAATATTTTTATAATCTACTTTTTCACCTCTTCTAATTTTATCTAAATAGTTATCAAAGCTTTTAACTATTTTTTCATTTAATTCTTCTTCTGATGTAATCTTTTTAAGTTGTTCAACTAATTTAGTTGTTCCAACACTGTCAGCTTCATCTAATATTTTCTTTTTAAATTTCTTAGTGCTATCTTTTCCTACTGGTGTAATTGTACTTTCAGTAGACCTTACTAAATCTTCTTCAATTTCTTTTAACTTTGCTAAATCAACTTTAGTACCACTAAGTTCTTTTCTTTTAATTCTTACATATTTAGCAAAATCACCTATCTGTTTAAGGAAAGGTTTTGTGCCTCTAATTATTCCTTCTGTAGCTCCACCTAAAAATAATCCTTCTAAAGCATTTTTAAATCTAGCTTCATAGAAACCTTCGTCTTTATCTTCAGAAGATAAGTAGTCAAATAAAGGATTTTGTAATGATGGGAAGTGAGTATTAACCATATCAACAGCTCGACCTGTATCTTGGTCAAAAACTATAAAATCTGCTACTGAACCTCTAGTTAATGCTACTCCTGTTGCTTTAGCCGCTTTAACTGATTTACTACCTTTTTGAGCCCAAGCAATACCTCTTAAAGGTTTTGTTAGATACCACCCTGAAACAAACTGACTTATTGTTGAAGCTATATTTCCTATTGCTGTATCTGGAGCATCCATTTCTGGTATTTTAATTTTGTCTCCAACTTTTGTTACATCACCTGTTATAGGAAGTTTAATATTATTTTTAATTACATCCTCATAAGAATGGTAATCAACAATTCCGCTTTTAGCATTATCTCCAAAGGTAAAACCACCAACATTAAATTTTTTCTTTAAATCTTGTCCGATGCCTTCTGTAAGTTCCAAACCTGATTGAACAGCATTTCGTACTCCAGTTACAGCTCCATAAGCGGTATCAACTAGATAACCATTTTTTTCTTCTGCTTGTTCTTCTGCTTGTGGGATTTCATCTGGATTAAGTAATTTTTCTTCAAATGCTTTAATTGATTCTTCAGTTGCATCATCAGCAAAAGTATATTCTTTTCCGTTTATTATTTTAGTTATTGCCATATTTATTCTGTTATTGGGGTTATTGCTATTCCGTAAGTCGCAAATATAGGAAGAAAGACTTCAGGTGAACTTGTAACTATTATACTACTGCTTAAAATTTCTGCTAAAATTGCTTTTATTTCTATATCCATTTGTTTTCTCAAAGCTTCACCTTTATAAGTTTCTTTTAATTCTAAATACATATTCCAAGTTCTTTCTTGATACTTAAGTTGCATCAAAGGTAATTCAGCATTTATCATACCTGTAGCTGTTAATAATTTATCTTTGAACAATGGAAGATATTCCTTGTAGTTAGTTTGAGTAATTACAGGATTATTATTAACAACATTATATGTACCTGCTGATTTATAAAATGCTTTGTATGTATTAATTGTAATTTTACCTTCGTTTGCTAATTGTGTAGCTAAGTCTCTAACTGCTGTTGGGTTTTCAGATAATGTAGTTTGTAATAAAGTTATAGCCTCAATATCATCTTCTACTGTGTTTTCTGTTTTCTTAATTGTATTTTCTAATCCTATTAAATAAATTCTATCTTCACTGTCATAAACATATCCTTGTGTTTCATTATTATCTGAATTATTTTTTTGATTAATAAACTCAAAAGAATCAAACTCTGGATTATCATTAATTTCATTAAAGTATTCTTGATAAATAGTTTCTTGTCTTTGTGTTCTTCTAGTTTTAACTAATTTATTATCTCTATCTATGAAAGATTGTTCTGTTACTGCTAATTGCATCCTTAATTCTCCTACATAGGCACTACCTTGTGTAGTTTTTCCAAATTGACCTGTACCTAATACAAAAGTATCAAGTTCATCTAATAACTCACCAGCAAAAGCAAATCCTGATTCATCATTGATTGAATCTAAGTATTTTTTAAAACCTGATAAAAATAAATTGTTAGTTCTTAATTTATCTGTACCTGTAGCAATTAAACCATCAGTTAAAACTTTAGTATCTTTTAAAACATCTAATGCAGACTTACCTTCATTTTGGCCATCAATAATAGTTCCAGACGTATTCATAATAAAACTTTTTTCAGTTTGGCCTTTAATATTAGCCATCAAAGCATTTCTATGCTGTTGACTTCTTTCGTTTCTATAATTTGTTGTTACTGAAAAAAATGACTTATTTAATGCTAATGGGTCATATTTATCTAAATTCTGTGAAGCATAAAAACCTTTTAGCTGTTCTTCGTAAGCTTGTTCAAAAGCTTCTACGTTTAAAGATTGGTCAATACTATTTTTAGAATAATACTCATCAAATTTTCTTTTGAATAATCTTGCTTTATTACTCAATTCTAATTCCATCATCTTGTTATAATAAAATGGGCTAGCTCCTTCAGGTATTTGTCCATTTTTAACTAAACCTGCAAATCTCTCTTTATTAATTTCATAATTTTCTACAGCTTTAGCTTCTTCAGATTTTTTAAGTTCAACTTCTTCAGCAACGCTATAACTACTTAAACTTGGTACAATATTGCTTAATGATGCTATCAACTGATTTAATGCTTTATTTTCCGGTTTTTCTTTTGGTCTATAAAATAAATTAAAATCTTGAGTTATTACTTCACGTTCTACTGGAGTTACTCTATCTAAGTAAGGTGAAGGGTCTTTAGTTCTTTTTACCATTAATCGTCTGCACCATAATCATAGTCATAATATTTATTCTTTGCATTTACACTTTTTTGTTGAGCTCTATAATCATAATAATCACCAGCAAATGATAAAGCTGATGCACCTGCTGTATAAAGATAATCAGGTGTCATTATATATGAAGTTTGAGAATCGTATTGTGTACTATAAGCTTCTTGAGCATCTGTAAACGCAGATTTATTCTTTTCAATATTTCCAAGTACAGTATTTCTGTAATCTCCTTCACTTCTATAATAAGAAGCCATTAATGAATCGTAAGTATTTCCTGTAAAAGTTTTATTAGTTATGTACGTAGCTTTTTTACGTCTTACTTCTTTTTCTGCTATTTCTAATTTCTTTAAATTTGCTTCAGTAGATTGTTTTAACTTAAGAGAAGATGTTTTTTGTTTATAAGCTAAATTATTAGCCGCTATTTCATTTTGTCTAATAGCGTTCCGTTCAGCAAGTTTTTGTTGAGTAATAGACTGCTGATACTGCATACCAGCAGATAAACCGGCTACTATTAAAGTTGGGTTACACATAATTATATTTTTACAAATTCGTAGAATAATCTACGTTCTTTTCCATATTGTTGATGTTTGTTAATAAAAGTAAAACCCATCCACTTTAACCAATTAATGTGTAAAGTGTTTCGAGCATCTACGTAATTATAAAGAAGCTGATGTTTGCTTTTTAAAACATTACATACATCTTTACAATTTCGTATAAAACTTAAGCTTATCTTTTTTAAATCTTCTGTTCCTACCATCCATATTGCACCTATAAGTCCTTGAGATACAACACCGAGCATAGCCACAGGTATATTTTCAGAATTACAGATAACTAATGGTACATCACTAATTTTAAAACCTACTCTTAAACTAATGACAGGTTCTAATCCGGTTACAGCTTTTATTTCTTGATAATCTTCTTTTCTTAATCTTGTAGATAAATAAATACAGTCCTCTTCTGTTGCTACTCTTAAATGAGGTTTATTGTGGTTTTGTATAATAACCCAACCATTCAGCATTAACAAAATTTGAAGGTAAGTGACTATTATTTACTAAAGAAATAACCAATCCTTCATTTCTACTTTGTACTGCAAAAGTAAAATCACCATCTTCAAGGTTTACTGTTCCTGCTAAACCTGAACCAATTACTGTACCGGTAAAAGTTGTAGTAGAAGCATCCCTAGCTTTTGGAGTTACAGTTGCTTGAAAATATGAAGTATCATTATAACTAACAGTCCAATTACGAATTTGTAATCTACCATCTTTTACTCTTGTTCTTGAACCTGAAGCATAATCATCCCCAAGTGCCATATATTGCTGAGAGAATGTATAAGTAAAAGTATATTGTTCTCCAATAAAATATGAGTCAGAAGTTATATTTCCAGCAACAACTATTGAAGTTCCTGCAGATGAAACTAAAGTAATATCTCTTCCAGCAGTATTGCTTCCAGTAGAAGCTCCTACTAATTTCATTGTATTATCAATAGCGTAAGGAAGAGTTATTGTAGTTTGGTCTGTACCTGCATTGTAAGATTCAGTTATTTGTGAATTAGTTAATTTTCTATCTAAGTGAGTTAAATAATTTGCACTTGTATCTACTGTGGCTGGTGCAATATCAATCGTTTCAATATAAACTCCATTAGACCTTTGTACTAATAGATATAAAGACGTTCCAATAAAATCTACATTTAAAATTGTAACATTAGATGCTGTTCCTAAAGTCCATTTATGCCATGCACTTTGTAATCTTTTATTGTCTGCATAAAACCATTGGTAAATATATAGAGCATTAACTTCTGTAGATTTAGAACTTAAAGCTACTAATACATTCTCATTAGAGGCTATTGCAAATTTAAAAACATCTGAAGGAATATATTTTGGTGTGTTTGCCGTAATATCTTCACCTTCATTTGTTTCTCCATCGCTTTCTACATAGTATTCTCTTAATCCTGTGTATTGACCTTTATTAAAACCAAAAAATACATTACTGCCTGAACCAACAGGTTTTACTCCGTCTAAGGCTTCATATTCAGTTGATACATCAACAGCTACATTTGAAGGTGTAAGTGAAGCTCCACCAGATAAAAGAAATTGTGTCTGGTCAGAAAATATTAATAAATTAGTATTAAATGGAATTGCATTTTTTAACAAACTAACTTTTGTGTGACTAACATTTATATCAATAACATCTGTATCTAAAGTGTCTGTAACTGTTTCAGCAAAAAATTCAAAATATTCACTACTTCTTGATAAAATAACATTTTCATCTGCTAATAAACCTAATCGGTTACTATGGAAGAAAATATCTTTTATTTTTGTATCAACAAAACTAGGATTTGGTGCACTTACTAAATCTCCAACTTTTCTTTCCCCCCATTGAGGTACTGTGTAAGAAGTAGATGATACTGTATATGAAGTTCCATCTGCTTGAGTTAATCTAAAATTTCCATCTGCTGTACGTATCAATAAATGTGGCATTGTATCGTAATCAAATTTATATTTAATTGCAGGAGCTAATGTTTCTTCCCATACGGAAGTGCTTGATACCCACTTAACCCAGTAATTATCAAAATTATTAGCCGCATCACCTTTTACTTCTACTACTTGTCCATCAATACCTTCTGCTGGTAAATCTGAAAAGTTTTGAACACTATTGTAAATAACTTGAGAAGCTCTATCTCCATATCCATCACTGGATGAAACTGAAATTGTTCCTGTAGCTTTAACTAATTTAAAAGATGAATTACCAACTTTTGTAACTGTTATTCCTGATGGTGTTCCTACTGCTGTAAATAAACCATCCCTAATAGCTTCTGTATTTGCATTTGAACTTGTAAAGTTATAAGTAGTTCCATCTACTGTAATAGAGTATTTAGTAGAATTTACTCCTTGTGTAACTTGATAAATTGCTTGTTGAACCACACCTGTACTTGTTGCTGTGTTCATAACAACTGTTTTGTCTGTATTTATAATGTACGTATAATCATTAACTGTTAAGCATTTAAAATTTGTTTTAGGATTTGATGATGCTAAATAGTTAGTGGCATTAGTTTGATTGACTACAGTTTTTGCTGTTCCATCAATATCATAAACAGCTAAAGCTCCATTTGTTATTACAACAATGTATCTCTCAGAAGAATCTCTATTAATAGTGTGTATAAAAGCATTTGTTAAACTGGAAGAACTTATCTTTGCTACATAATTAGTTGGTGGGCGTTTTTTCAGGCCTTCGACTACTCCAGAAAAACCATTAACTTGAGCTGTTGCTTGGTTTTCTAATCGTAATACTTCAGGTTGCTGACTAACTCCTCCAATTAAATTTGAAATATTTCGAGAAATTAAAGTCATTATTATGAACTATATTTAATCCCAGTATTTCTATTGATAATTTGATTTTGGTCTAAACTGTCAAATATACTGTGATTTGCCGTATCAGCTTCAGTTTGTTTTAGTACAGCTAATGAATTAAACTCATCTTGCATTGAAAATTTATGAATTGTACTTGAACCTAATGTTCTGTCGTGAAAAATTCTACTTGCTCTAATTGTTATATATCTTCTTGCTTGTTCAGGTATGCTTTCAAAATCTATAAGATAAATTACGTTTACATATTCAAAATCTTTATCCCAAATAAAACTTTCCTTTGCTAAATTATATAAATAGTTTCCTCTCATAATTGGGTCGTAAGAGGCTTGAGATTCTCTTAAATAATCAAAATCAATATGTAATACGTCTGTTCCTATTACTAATTTATTATTAACGTCTCTATTTAAAGATACTTTCCATGATGAATTAAATTTCCAACCTGCACTTTGTACTTCTCTATTAACTTCATTAAGAATATTAATTGCCATACTTGCGTCTGTTGGTAATGAAGTTCCAGTAATTGAATTTATTGGAGCTTCTCCTATAGTCGAAAGCATTGTGTTAATACATTCGAGTTGTGTTGTTCTTGTTGTAATTGTAGCCATAATTTTTTTTTTGAATTTTATGGGAAGGCGAAACAAAAAGTCTCGCCTATCCCTCACGTTGTTAGTTCAACTACGAAGTAACGATTTTACAAGCTGATTCAGGTCTCAAAATTCCGTGACCTAAAGCTAACTTGCCAACCATTAATGTACCTTGTCTACGAATGTCATCACGATAACCTAATGTTTTCACATTAGCGTGGACTATCCCTTCAACTGTTCTAGTTGTGTGATTATAGTCTCTGCACCTCCTCTTACGAGTTTGGCTCAGGATTGCCATTTAAAAGGTTTCCCTGAATTTACACAATTTAGATATACATTCCTGTATAAATGAGCATTTAACGTTACTCTGACTCCATAGCTAAATCCATTAATTTTACAGTTCCAATCGCTGATTTATGGAACACAACAGCACCTACAGTCGCCGCATTGACGTTGTAAGTATTATTAG